TGTATTTTTACGTTTAAGAGAACCAATAGCTCTACGATATTGTTCTGGCGTTAATGTTTTAATTTTTGTTTTTGTTTTCATGTTAAGATGTAAAACAAACAAATAAAATGTAACCAAAGGCTACATTGATAGCTACAAACAGAATTAGATTAGATAGTGTTTTCATTTCGTATTACAACGTATAACATTGTATAACATAGTCAATATCTATTTTAAATCTATTTTGTAATTAGTTGCCTAACTATGTAACTTTTTACGATTGCAAACGTCTATAAAACATATACTCGTAATCCTATGGTTTCCACTAACGATACTATTTTAGACACTATTGTTAATCCAAAGAAGTAATACCTTATGGTAATACCTCCAGAAGATGATTTAGATAACCCAAAGGTTATTGGTGATCTGTGTGCTCGTCTGGCTTCAGGTGAGACAACTAACGCTATATGTAGGAGTTACAAACATAGCTTTGCTCGTAGATTTTGGATTAAGATGCGTGATGATTCAGAATTTGCTACAACTATAGAAAAAGCTAGAATGGCTGGTGTTGAAAGCCTTGTAAGTGAGATCATTGAAATAGCTGACAATTCGACACCACAAGACGTAGCAGTAGATAAGTTGAGAGTTCATGCCAGACAATGGTATATAACCAAGATGAACCCAAAAAAGTACGGTGATCGCACACATACTGAATTATCAGGTGCTGACGGAGCACCATTAGTCATTTCTTGGCAATCTGAGCCAAAATAAAGCCTTTTAACACTTAAAGGGATACGCCACTACCCCTTGAACATAATAATCCCTTATACGCCTAGACCTGCCTTCATAGAATGGCATCGTAGAACACAACGTTGGTCTGTGTTAGTTGTGCACAGACGTGGTGGTAAAACTGTATCTGGTATCAATGAGCTGATAAAAGAGGCTATGAAATGCACATTACGTGCTCCAAGGTTTGCTTATATTGCTCCTTACAGGACACAGGCTAAAGCTATAGCATGGGATTACTTGAAACAATACACAGCACCTATTCCTGGTCGTGTGGTTTCTGAGTCTGAGTTGCACATTAAACTGCCTAATGATGGTCGTATAACCTTATACGGATCAGATAATGCGGAAGCCTTGCGTGGTATATACCTAGATGGTATCATCATAGATGAACCTGCTGACATGGACCCAAACGTATGGTCATCAGTTATTAGACCTGCGTTGTCAGACCGCCGTGGCTGGGCTACATGGATTGGTACACCTAAAGGCCGTAACAGTTTTTATAGATTGTATGACAAAGCAGTTTCTGACCCTGAATGGTACACCATGATTTTACCTGCTTCTAGATCAGGGATCATAGCACAAGATGAATTAGACTCTGCTCGTAAAAGTATGAACGAGTCAGAATACAATCGTGAGTACGAATGTAGCTTTGAGGCAGCTATTGCTGGATCTATTTATGGAGATGCTATCTCTAAATTGCGTTCAAATAACCAAGTACAAGACTATGAACCAGATAACGATCTACCGTTTGATACATTCTGGGACGTAGGTGATAGCGACTTTACTTGTATCTGGCTTGTGCAAATGGAAGGCAGACACATCAATTTAGTAGATTATTACTCAGCAAGCGGACAAACCACAGGTCATTATGCAAATAAGGTCAGAGAATGGGGTGATAAATACAGAACAACAGTCAGAACTAACTTCCTGCCCCATGATGCAGATCACATCAGACGTGGAGGATCGTGGAAAACTGATCTTACTAACGCAGGTCTTAGCCACATTACGATTGTCCCTAGAACGCCTGACATCTGGCTTGGCATCAACGAACTCAGGTCACTACTCCCAAGATGTTACATACATAAAACCAACTGTAGTAAAACCTTTGGAACAGCAGACAATTCAGCACCGTCAGGCTTGGATTGCTTGGAATACTACCACAAAAGGGAAGAGTCAGATCGAGATACTATATATGAGAAACCAGTGCACGATGAATTTAGTCATGGAGCAGATGCACTTAGGACAATGTCTGAAGCTCACCGTCTAGGTATGATTGAAGGCACATCCTTTGTTGCTCGTGAGTCTAGACACACGCCACATAAAGTATTGCGTGGTCCTTCTGCTGCGTCTTACTCAGTCAAGAAGAAAAACAAATCACTGCGTTAATGGCTACTTATCTTACAAGCAATACAGGTAACACAAAATCCACAGATCGTACTGCTGGTGGTAGTAAGCCTGACAACACGCCAGCTACAGGTACAACCGCATCAGGTGGAGGTACAGGGCCAGTTACTAGCGTTACTGGATCAGTTGGCGTTGGTGCTAGTCCAACAACAGGTAATGTAAGCGTATATCTTAACACGACAGGTGTTACTGCTAATACATACGGATCATCTACAACAGTTCCAGTAATCGCTGTTAATGCACAAGGTCAGATAACATCAGCAACTAATACGAGCATCAGTACACTTACCAACCCAATGACTACATTGGGTGATAGCATTTATGGTGGTACATCAGGTACAGCTACTCGTTTAGCTGGCAATACTACTACACGCAGACAATATCATGCACAAACAGGAACAGGATCAGCATCAGCAGCACCTGTATGGGTCAATGGTCCTAGCTATAACGTATTAGATTACGGCATTATAGCAGACGGATCTACAGACCAAACATCTGCCTTAAACACTTTAATAGCATCCATGCCCAGCTTTGCTTCGTTATATTTCCCATCGCAGTCATCTGCTTACCTCATTAATGGCACAGTCAGTTGTACAACCAACTCTATTTGTATTCGTGGTGATGGCCCTAACGGTACAAAGATATTCTCTAGCGGTACAAATAACATAGTGTTCTCAGCCTCTAGCGTAGGCTTTACAATTAAAGACCTGTACATTCAAACCAATGCTGTACGTGTTGCTGGCTATCCAATCATCAGTGTATCAGGTGGTGGTAATGTATGGATAGATAATATCAACGCAGCTATTACAGGAGACGGCATAAAGATAAGTGGTGTATCACCATTCTGTTCTGTTACCAACTGCTACATACAAATCAACTCTGCTGGTCTTTGGAATCCGTTGTACGGTTATGGTGTAGGTTCACAAACAGTGTATAACAATGTTACATATACGTGTACTACAATTATTGCAGGTAGTTCTGGTAATCCTGTACCTCCAGCAGATAGCACTCATTGGTCAGTAGCTAGTAGCAATCCTTTGTCTGGTTACGCCTTACAACTTATAGGAACAGCAGCACAAGTAACTAACAATTTATTTAGAACGTATAACGGCAAACCTTGCGTGTACGTCACTGGTGGTTCTACAAGTAACCAATACGTAAATAATGGATTTGCTGGTGGTGGACCACGTTATCAATACAACCCAACAGCTATTACGTCAGACGGTACTAACATTACGTTTACTATGGCTAGCACCACAGGGTTTTATGCTAATAGTTTTATAGTATCACGTAATATGACTACGGCAGGATATAACGGATTTTTTCTTATTACATCCGTAACAAGCACAACAGTTGTAGCTAAAGCATTTGGTACAACAGCATTTTACGCAGCACCATCGTCAGGCACAGGCACAGTAGGCTATGGGTATGTATCAACCATTCCAGCTTGCGTTATTATTGATACGGCTGGTGGATATTTCAACGAATCTATTCTAGCCAATAATCAATTTGGTGCAGTGGGCTATCCTACCGATCCTATATCAGCAGGACTATTGTTAGATGGTACACCAGGATCGGGTAGCTTAGAAGGCATACTGCTTGATAATAACTACGCAGACTATGGCAGAGTTGGTATCTTAATGATGGGTATCAATGCTACACAAGGACGTGTAAGTATTACTGGCGGTACAATAGTAGGTAATGGTGATGGCTATTTAGGACTAGGTGGTATCTGGGCTATCAGATTCCCAGGTGTATCTATCAACAATGTTCTAGCAGCAGCCAACCCATTTAGCGTTACACCAGCATCTTCGTTTTATTACGTTTATTCAGACAGCAGTCTTACCTCTGATGGATTTAGACTAACAGGTTCATCATCATGTAATGAGTTCTGGAATAATTATGCTTACAGCAACAACGCTCAATATGGCATAACAATTGATGGCGGTCCTAGCTCAACAGCTCTTACAGCAATTATTGTAGCATCTAACACACTATGGGGTCAGACACACGCTACACAGTTCTTAAATAGCGGAGTCAATGGATCTACTAGGGTTGCAGGACACGGTTCTAATTTACTATTTTACGGCACAAGCAATCCACCTACAACAGATACATCTACGTATTTCTGATGAGTCCTTACGAAACAATAGCACAAAAGTATATCGATTTACCACAAGGAGCATCTTTTGGTGACTACGTTGACTGGTTTTTTAGGTATGGTTTTGTTTATTCAACGCCAGAATACTTTGTTATGGGTAAAAATTGCCGTCGTTTAGCACCACCAAACGAGATTGTGGACTGCGAACACGTCTTTGACCCACAAGATTCTGATTGTTGGTATGTGTTTGCAATGGCTGGAAATGTATCAAAAGCCTTTAGTTCTATGCCATTTCCACTCCCTTACATTGCTTTTGAACGGATTATTGACAATAAAAGAGAGCTTAGATTGTATAAAACCGAAGATTTACAACGTTTAGCCGAAATTTTAACCAATTAACTATTATGGGTGGCGGTTCTCCAGCAGCAGCAATACAAGCAGCACCAACTCCAGTTGCTGCACCACCTGTCACGGCATCATCGGCTGAAGTTATGCAAGCACAGCAAGATATTGCACAACAGAATTTGATGAAGAAATCTATCAAAAAGACTGTTTTTGCAGGTGATACTGGCGGTTATAAGGGTATGGGAAGTAACAGTTCTGGTGCTACTCCAACGACCTCTAAGCTCGGATAATATATGGCAACAGATCTATTAGCCAAGGAGCAGCTAAACAAGTACGAATCTGCACGTTCTAAGCGTTCAGCTACATTTGATTCTGATTGGCAAACGATCTCGCAATACTTTTTACCTCAAGAGTCTGACATCAATGTAACAAAGACAGAAGGAATTACAGGCTGGACAGACCGCATTTTTGATACGACAGCAATCTTAGCAGCACAAACTATGGCTGCTGGTCAGCGTAATTGGTTAACACCATCAAGTGAACCGTGGGCACAATTTGAACCACCGATGCCATTACGTCAGGAAGGTGATGACGCTGCTATTTGGTTAGGTAGATGTTCAGATATTACCATGCAGGAGTTAGCACGTTCTAACTTTTATTCCGTAGTTAACATTGGTTATCTTCACGTAGGCATCTTTGGTACTGATTGTATTTTTTGTGAAGAAGGTAAATCAAGTTCACTTAACTTTAGAAATACAAAGGTAGGCACATACACTATTGAAGAAAATGACGAAGGTATTGTTGATACAGTACGTCGTGAATTTAAGTTAACAGGTCGTCAGGCAATACAAATGTTTGGTGAAGAGAGTTTGCCTGAAAAGATGCAAAATGCTCTTAAAGGTGGTAAGGGAATGGATCGTGATTATAAGTTTGTACACGCAGTATTTCCTAGAGAAGATTCTTCAAGATTACCTGAGAGACAAGATGGTGCTAACAAACCTATCGCTTCAGTTTATATCTCAGTTGATTTCAGTCAGTGTGTACGTGTTAGTGGTTACGATGAGATGCCGTATCTTTGCAGTCGCTTTTCTAAGTGGGGTACAGATGCACCTTGGGGATATTCACCTGCTTATTTAGCATTACCTGATGTACGTCAGATTAATTACATCACACAATACACAGATGCTTTAGCAGAACTAAAAGCATACCCACGTATCCTAGTGCCATCAAATCTAGATGGTGACGTTGATTTACGAGCAGGTGGTGTAACTACTTGGGACATCAACGAACCAAACGGCAGACCAGTAGAATGGGCTACAATTGGTGATTACAAAATGGGCATGGAGTTAATCGCTAACAAGAAAGACATGATCAATGATGCTTTCTTTGTTAATATGTTTAAGATGTTAGGATCTGATCCACTCATCGACAAGAAGATGACTGCATACGAGATCTCACAACGTCTTGCAGAAAAGTTAGAACAATTTACACCTGTATTTGATCGTCGTGTAACCGAGTTTTTAAACCCATTACTGCGTAGGGTATTTGGTATTCTTTATCGTCAAGGTAAGTTTGGACAAGCTCCAGACTCACTTATGGTAGATTCTGGTGTTAATTCTAAAGGTTTAGTTTTACCAGAGATTACAATTACCAGCAGAATTAGTCTTGCACTTAAGGCATTGCAGAATCGTGGAACAGAACAAGCAATGCAATTCTTGCAACCTATTATGCAATTTAAGCCAGAGGTAGCAGACAATTTTGATTTAGATAAGATGATGCGGAACTACGCCATGAACTCAGGAATGAACGCAGATTTATTCCGAGATGAACGTTCCGTTGCAGCAATACGTCAACAACGCATGAAGTTACAACAGCAACAACAAGCTCTCCAAGCTGCTGAACAACTTGGTAAAGCTGGTAAGGGATTAGGTGGTTCACCTGATTTCGTACAAGATGCTGCTAAAAACGCCATGCAGCAATAAACCCAATAATGCCAAAAGCCACAGTTGAACAAACAGATTCCCTTGTACAATCAAGAATTGAACAAGGAAGAGTTGCAGATTCTTTCTTACAGGTCTTTGGATTACCAACGTCACGTTCCCAAGCTCAGAAAGATGTCATTGAACATCTTAGGAAATGTGCAGGTGAAACAGGACCATGTTTTATATTCCAAGAAGCCGACGGTTATAAAATAGCGTTAGCAGCAGCACACCGTGATGGTGCATCAATACCAATACGTGTTATTGATAGACAGATTGAACTTTCTCAGAAGTTAAAAGAAACAAAGCCACAACCCATAACCAAAAGGTAAAATATGTCAGATGCCACAACTACTCCAGAGTTTGAACTCTTGGAAGATGGAAGAATAGTAAACAATCGCAGAGGTAAACAAACCCTCTTAGCTACGTATGATCAAGATACTGGTCATATTGAATACGAATCAAAAGAAATCTCAGCTAAACATGGACAACGTATTTCTGTGTTAATTGGTACTATTGGCGATGGCCGTCAAGTATCTGAACGTAAAATTAAAGAGATTAGTATTAAAGGCGAGAAGCGTGATGTAGTTAAACCTAACACTCCTCCTGCACCAAAACGTAACAAGTTACTTGGTGAAGATGATCCAGTATGGAACGCTTGGGAATTAAAGTATAAGCCACAACAGTTCTACGCACGCTTTGGTGTGTTAGTAGATAATGAAGGCGAACCACGTAGAGCTACAGTAAAGCGTATGATTCCTGTTATCCGTGATGACCGTAATACGGCAGACGATAATAATCTTGAAAAGATTCAGCAGGGTGCAAAGACCTGGAGCACAGGTGCAATCAACTATGAGATGCAAGTAGTCACACTTGATAATCAGTTAATTGGATCTCGTAAATGTTCTTTAGTATTTACTAAAGACGAAATCGTTGGAGAAAACACAATAACAGACGGAGATGATGATTTATGAGTTCTAACACCGAAAAAGTAAAATTTATAGATGATGCAGCAATAGCTGCTATGGTAGCATTTCGTGAGAAGTTTGATTTCTCTCGTGAACAAGATTATGCAGATTGTTCAGCTATGGCATTTAAACTTGCTCAAGCTATGTATGCAGAACGTGAAGAAAATAATACTGAAGTAGCACCTGTTGTTAAAACCAAATGATCCCACACACGCCACTGTATGATTCCATAACAGGTGATGCACCTGCTGGTGGATCTGCACCTGCCTTGAATCTTGCCCCTACGCCAGTAGAAGCAAACATACCTGCACTTAATCAAACTGCTCCTGCAACACAGACCGCCACATCTGCTGTTAAAGAACCATTTTATAAGAGCTTTATTAACGCTGATGGTACACTAAACCATAAAGCATTAGACAATTTACCTGATCATCACACATCACTTAAGAATACACTATCACGTCAAAAGACGTTTGATGATGTATTAACAGTGATGGCTAATCAGCAAACTTTAGCTGGCAAGAAAGGTCTTGCACCACTTCCAGCTAATGCTGCACCTGAAGTTATAGCGGAACGTAAAGCACTTCTCGATTCAATAAACGGAGTGCCGAAAGATCCCAAAGACTATGGCATCACCAAACCAGAAAACCTAGCCAATGAACTTTGGAATGATACGCTGGCTAAAGGTGCAGCAGAAATTGCTCATAAGTATTCTGCATCTCCACAGATGCTAAAAGATTTAGTAGCTTTACAAACTGCAGAACTTCAAAAGCAAGTTGCATCACAAGCAGAGTATGAAAAGAATTTCTTTTCCACTCAGCAAAAGAACTTAGAAGCAACTTTACGTAACGAGAACATTCCATTAACCAAAGCACAAGAGATGGCAGAACGTGGTGCTATGCGTTTAGGTCTGGATATGAACAATCCAGAGCATCAAACATTAATGAAAAACAGTAATGTTTTCTTAATGGCTATGCGTCATGCTATGACTACTATGGAAGATAAATTTGTATCAGGTGAAGCTAAGTCATCAGGTGGTACTAACCCACTAGCAGAAGCTCGTGATATGCTACATAATAAAGCACATCCTTTAAATGAAGCATTAACTAATGGCTCACACCCTAACAATAAAACAGCTAAAGCACGTTATCAAAGTTTGATGCTTGAAGCAGGACAAAGAGGACTTAAATAATGAAAATCCCACGTCCTTTAAAAGATAACTTAATAGCAAGACCAATAGAAGAAACTAACAAGCAAGGACTGCTGATAATTCCACCGAACTATCAGCAAGCCTTACGTACACATTTTAAATGTGTTGTTGTTGGTTCTGGTCCATTAGCACAAGAAATGGCTCCTATTGGTAGCATTATTCATGTTTCAGAATCATGGGGTGAGAAATTTATTTACGAAGGTAATATGTTCATCTGTGGTCGCTTACGAGACATCAATGGTGTTCTTGAAGGTGAAGCATTGACAATACCTGAAGCTCTCCTAAGTTAGCCCTCGTCCCCCAACTTACATCATGGCACAAAATACAGCATTTTCACCAAACCCAGATTTCGTAGCACAAGTTACAGGATCTGGAGTAACCGTAGGCGGTGTATCAGGAACTGGTATCACTCCTACTTATGCATCATCAATCGAGCTTGCACCTTATTTACAGACAACTCGTTTTATTGCTATTAACACAACTTCAGCAGTTGGTAATGCTACTTTAACAGCAGCATACGTACCACAGGCTGGTGCTCGTCTTATTATCCAGATTAACAATGATGCTAGTGCAGCACGTACTATTACGTTCTCTACAGGCTTCCGTTCTACTGGTACAGTAACAGGTACAGCTTCAAAAGCTATTGTTGTTAGTTTCTGTTCAGACGGTACAACTTGGAATGAAGCAAGTCGTACTACAGCTCTTACCTAAAACTAATTATAGTTTATAGACTAAGCACTTGACTTAACCGTCAGGTGCTTTTTTATGCCCATAGACAAACAGAGGAGAACCAGCGAAAGCTGACCCGATCACTTGTCGAACAATAGTGTTCGATGATCGATCCCTTTTGGGACAACCGAGGAGCGAACGTACAATCAGTACGGTATATCGCCGTATTAAACCTCAATTCTCATACTCTCATGGCTGGTGCAATATTCTCACTACCTCCCCATTACGAGACAGCGTTCGACGACATTTGGCGTGAAATCATGGCCCAACAAGTTGATCACCGTCTCGCAGGGATGTACACTTCAGACAATGTAAATGGTAACCAAAAGAGATACGATCAAATCGGTGATCAATCTTACGCTCTGCGTCAGATCACTGCTCGTGCTCAAAAAAGTGAACCATCTGACATTCCTACGTTCTTCCGTTGGGTGCGTCCTCGCCCTTACGATAAGACCACTTGGATTGACTACTTTGATCATATCCTTCTCGGTCAGCTACCTGACCCACAGTCTCCAACAGCAAAGCAACACGCTATTGCTGCTAACAGACAGAAGGATATCATTCTTATCAATGCTCTATTAGGCACAAACTATACTGGTGCACAAGGAACAACAGCTACAACGCTGCCTTCCGCACAGCAAGTTGGTGTTACTTATGGATCAGGATCTGCAAACTCAGGTCTGCAACTCGCTAAATTAACTCAGACATCCTACGTTATGGATGCTAATGATGTTAAAGAAGAGGGTCGTGTATTTGTTTATTCTGCAAAGCAATTAAACAACTTAATCACAAATGTTGATCAAGTTAATAGCGTACTCTATAACGACGTGCGTGCTCTACGTGACGGTATGATCCGTGACTTCATGGGCTTCCATTTCGTTCGTACTCAGTTGGTTCCTTACCAAGCTGGTTCAACAACAATCCGTACCTGCGTAGCTTACCAAAAAGATTTCTTAATCATGGGTATAGGCGAAGATGTACGTACTCACATCGATATTCTTCCAATGCAATCTCATGCAATTCAAGTGCGTACTGCACTTTTAATGGATGCGACTCGCTTAGAAGAAAAGGGTGTCGTCCAAGTCAATTGCGACGAATCAGTTTAACCCTTAACATAGGAGACAACTAACATGGCTATCTATTATACAGACGTAGCGTCTAATCAAATTCAAGGGGTTAACTTCCCAGGCCAAACAGGTCAGACAATGATGACCCCACAGCCAGGCGTACAGAACAACCCTATCCTTGAAGGTCCAGGCAGAATTACCGCAACATACACATGGACCGGTAATGAGGCACAATACGACCTTATCAACATTGCTATCATACCTTCTGGTGCAATGATCGATCCTAACGGACGTGTTTCCAGTGGCACAACAGCTCCTGCGACAACATTAACATTAGCGATTGGTGATAACGATCAAGGCTTGGCAACTAACTTGCCAATCCCAAATCCACAAACAGCACCAAATTCATTAACTGTTATCCAAGCTCCAACTTGGGTTTCCGGTACTGTTTACGCAGTTGGTCAGATTGTATTGGACGCAACTTCAAGTCCTGCGAACCAAACATACACCTGTATCAAAGCTACAACTAGTTCACAGACGACAGCTCCACACTCGGATACAACATACTGGATCGCAAATTCAGTACGCTATTCGACAGCTATCAACTGTGCTGCTGCAAGCGGTAACGTATCTACAGCAACTGGTACAGCGTTATACGCTCCATACCTCGTGTCTGAAGATTGCTGGTTACAAGCACTAGTTGCTACTATTGGCAGTCCAGTTGCAGGAACAGTCAGTGTGTTCCGCTTCGAGATTGTTGATAACAACTAATTGGGTTAGTGGTTTGACGTAATTAAAACCTGCCCGATAGTTGCGTTGTGGCGACGTGACTATCGGGTTTTTTACTTTATATGTTTACAACATTATCACCTACGGACATTGCTAACCAAGCGTTATCAAGAATAGGAGCACAATCAATTGTCTCACTTACCGATCTAAGCAATCCGTCGGCGATTGTTTGTAATAACAATTTTCAGTTAGCATTTGAAACAGTAGCTCGTGCTACTCGTTGGAATTGTTTACTTACTACTGCGGTATTGGTAGAAGTTCCACAAACTCCGCTTCCTTCTAATGGAGGAACACCTGCATCAATACCTTGGTCGCCTTATACTTCGTATGCAGCGAATGTCTATTTATCTTATGGCAACGCCATTTATACTACTGAGTACGCTTACACTTCGACAGGTAGTTTTACTAACGATCTTACAACTGGTGCTCTTGTTCAAGCCGACTACCCAGACTACAATGCCTTTGGAGGTTATCCTGATGGGTCAAGTTATCCTAGTGGCTGGCCTTATGCTTTTGCTTTACCTGACGATTTCATATTACTGGATACAGTAAATCAAGGTTCTAACGATGAAGTTTATGGCAACATGAACTCAGATGAGTATGAAATTAATGGTCAATTAATTTATACAAACACATCAACTACTTCAATTAAGTACGTTTCAAATAATCAAGATACTACTCGTTGGGACCCTTTGTTTATAGATTGCGTAACCTATAAATTAGCTTCACAGATTTCTACATCACTTCGTCAAGATGGCGGTAAAATTGAACAAGCAATGCTTGCAATATATCAAAGAGCTTTATCTCAAGCTATGACCAAAAACGCTGGCGAAAGATTACCAGTACGTTTTACTCCTGTAAATTCTTCACGTTTCGTTGCAGCACGTTGGTATTTCATCAATGGCTAAATCAATTGACAGCCAAATTAGTTTTTCTGGTGGTGAGTTTAGTCCAAGACTAGACGCACGAGTTGACCAAGAAAAATACCGTTCAGCAGGACGGCAATTGCTAAACATGATCCCTTACAAGCAGGGACCATTAACACGCAGACC